GATATGACCTGGCATCTGAACTAGAACAGTCTATATGTGATAGGATAAAGGCTTTTATATATTATAGAGCCATATAATAAATGTGTAACCTTAAAAACAATTAATCATGGAAAAGAAAACAATAAAAACGTATAATTAAATTTTTAAAAAATGAATGTATTAAGTTTATTTGACGGCATGAGTTGCGGACAGATAGCACTCAACAAGCTAGGGATTAATTATGATAATTACTTTGCAAGCGAGATTGACAAACACGCTATACAAATAACACAAAAGAACTACCCCAACACTAAACAAATTGGTAATGTAGTTGATGTAAAAGCAGAAGATTTGCCAAAGATTGATTTACTTTTTGGTGGTAGCCCTTGCCAAAGTTTTAGTAGATCAGGTGACGGAAGCGGATTCGACGGTAAAAGCAAATTGTTTTGGGAATTTTTAAGATTATTAAAAGAAACAAAACCTAAATACTTTCTTCTAGAAAATGTGCTTATGAAAAAAGAATGGGAGCATATAATAACAAAAGAATTAGGAGTAGACTGTATTTTAATAAATAGTAGTCTAGTGTCTGCTCAAAAAAGAGAAAGGCTATACTGGACCAACATACCTAATATAGAACAACCCTTAGACAAAGGTATCACACTTAGTGATGTTTTAATTGACTCTGATAGAAAAGAATACCTTGATAAAGACTTAATATTAAAAACAGACGATAAAGGTGTTTACGTTAGAAACGCTACAAAAAAAGGATATTTAATAGCAGAAAACGGAGACGGTGTAAACTTAGATTTTCCTAAATCTAAAACTAGAAGAGGTAGAGTTTCTAAAGGAAAAATAAACACTTTAAATACCGCCTGTAACTACGGATTTGTAAAAGACTTTAAAATATACAAGCTAAACATAACAGAAATAGAAAAGTTACAAACAATACCAGAAGGATATACCAAAGGTGTTTCTGACAATCAAAGAAAAAAAATGATAGGCAACGGTTGGACAGTTGACGTAATAGCACACATCTTTAAAAATATACCACTAACATAATGCTTAAAATCAATATGAAAACCTTTGTTATTAAATTTATAGACAGTTCCTTCCAAATGAAATGGGAAGTGATTAAAACAAAAAAACAACAATCTTATTACGACATTAAAACCCTCCTTCAAATAGAAGGATACGATGTCAAAAGAGTACTAAACTGGAAAGCTTATGGTTAACAACATACTAATAGCAATATGGCTAATATCAACAATCTCTGCTCCATTCTTATTTAATATATGGATGTTCCTCGGAGCTTGCACAATTAGTTACATATCAAGCTACAAATTATACAAACGATTATACTTAAAATAAAAACAATTAAAACTGAAAAATCATGGAATATTATTGCAAAGAATGTAACGAAGAATTTCAAGAACCAACAACAATAAGTGTTGGTGATGACAACAAAAGATGTCCCTGCTGTTATTCAACTAAAATTAAAAAATATAAACAGCAACATTATAAGGGTGTATTAACACCTTAATCTAAAAAACAAAATCATGGAAAACTTATTTCAAGAGTTCAAACAAGGACTCACAATTAAAAAAAATTCACAAGAACACCTGGACCAACAAAAAGACATCGACAAAATGATGAACGTAGGTGTGTTAATAAACGACAAAGGAATACAAATTAATCCTTTAGTCAGAAGATCTAAAACTTATACAACAGCAAAAATGACTATCAAGAAAATAATTAAAACATGGTTGGGAAATCTTGACAAACAAAGAAAACAACAAACAGTATTTAGAGAAGAAATGGTTCACTTCTTCAAACAAAACCCTATCGGTTTTATTAATGAAGGATACGCAGTGATGCCAGAAAACACTCCTGACTGTTACAAAAAGGGTAAAGGTATAGCATACGTATTCAACGGAGAGGTAATAACAATACACGCAGGATATATACCCCCAATTAACATACCAAAAGAGTGTGAAAGATTTAATTACGAAAGTAACTTTGGAATTATTCAAATCAAAGGACTATGATTTACTTTATAGGATTCTTAATATTAAAATTCTTAATCGCTTGTTTAGCATTAAGATCTAGATAACGAGGTCGTGTAACAGGTCGTTTTAATGCCTGTTACATATTGTTAGGCACTTTTAATTAACCGATAAAGATAATAGAATGAAGATACTTAATTTATATGCTGGAATAGGGGGAAATCGTAGATTATGGGGAGATAAACACGAAATAACAGCGGTCGAGTTTGATGATAAAGTAGCAGAAAAATACCAAGAGCTTTACCCTAATGATAAAGTAATTGTGGCAGATGCTCACGAGTACCTTTTAAAAAATTATACAGAGTTTGAAGATGGGTTTATTTGGACTTCTCCACCTTGCCAAACTCATAGTAAAGCAAACTATTTTATAAACTACATTACAGAAAGCAGATATCCAAAAATGGAATTATGGCAAGAGATAATATTTTTAAAAACATTTTGCAAGGGTAAATTTTGTGTTGAAAATGTAAAAGCATACTATGAACATTTTATACCACCAACCGCTGAAATAGGTAGACATTATTTATGGGCAAATTTTAAAATACCACCAATAAAACAACCTAATAATGAGGTTGGTAATATGATGCACAAAAACAGCAAGCACAGTAAAAATTGGAAGGGGGTTAATAAAAATGGTAATAAGGCTTGTAGTAAACCATTAGCAGATCGTAATATGGTAAACGCTGATTTAGGTTTGCACATATTAGAAAGGGCTAAAGGCATAATTAAGGCGAATAAAAACAATCAAGGCAGTTTGTTTTAATTCTGCCTAACGGACGAGTGTATGAGCAGTAGCCTACACGAATGATAGTGAATAGAAACAAACTTAAAAATTAACAACTGCAATAGTAAAAACGCCTAACGGCTATTGCTTATACACATTGTTAGGCACTTTTAATTATGGAAGGAAAATGCCCCAAAGACGGTAGAGAAAACAGACCGATTTATATTATTACAAACAACAAAAGGACACTTGCTGTTGCTGATGGAAAAGGACACGCATATAAAGTATATGGTGAAGGATATGACGTATTTGATAGCGTTTGTAAACCTGAAAACAAATATGACCCAAACGATTATGAATTTGAACGTGGGTTAAGTGGTATGGATTTTTAATTGTGCCTAACGTAATTGTAATTGAGCTTGTGCGACTGGCGAGGCACGAGCTTGCAATTACAATTTGTTAATAAGTATTTTTTCGTATATTGAAAAAAATAAATACTAAAAGATGGCAACTAAAAAAAGCACAGTAAACAAAGCTGGTAACTATACAAAACCAACAATGAGAAAAAAGCTTTTTAATCAAATAAAAGCAGGATCTAAAGGAGGTAATCCAGGACAGTGGTCAGCAAGAAAAGCTCAAATGCTTGCTAAACAGTATAAAGCTAAAGGAGGAGGTTATAAATCTAAAAAATAATTAAATGGCTAAAACTAAATCTCAGAAAAGTTTAGACAGGTGGACCAAACAAAAATGGACAACCGCTTCAGGAAAAAAATCTTCTGAAACAGGAGAAGTTTACGCTCCTAAAAAAACAATCACAAAACTTAAATCAACTGCCGCAGGTAGAAAAAAACTAGCAGCGGCAAACAGAAAAAAAAGAGCAGCAACCAAACAAGGCAAGCAACACGCTAAACATGGTTTGCACAAAGGGAAAAAAAGATAATCCTTAACCACCCTATATTAAAATTAAAATGACATATACTGAAAAAGAACTAAACGAAATAGTTCAACTCATTAATTGTGGTGAAAGCCTAGAAGAAGCCAAAAATATTATATCGCTTAAATATAAATTAACAGACCAAGGAAAAAGAATAAAAGAATTAGCCGAACAAGTTAAAGAATATTTTAAAGTAGATACCCTAGTTAGTAGATCTAGAAGCTCTGAACATATCGCTCCAATGGCGGTATTTACATACCTTATACACGAACTTCTTGGTGATTACAAAGCAAAAAATGTTCACGAAACATTTTCAATTATCACTAAAAAAACAAGATGCACATTCTATCACTACACCAAAATGTACGAAGATGAACAACACCTAGTTGATAAAAGAAAATGTAAAAACAACTACATTGCTAATCACTTCCTGATACTAAAAGGTAAAATCCTTAACGAAGATGTTTCTGAAGAACTCCTGATAGTAAAAGAAAAAATTAAAAAAGACTGCCAAGGAAGAGAAAACTTTGAAAAAAACAAAGAAGCAATCATACACGACATATACAATAATTTTATGTCATACAAAGAATTAAATAGAAAATACTTTTTCTTTAATGACCATAGAAATGTTAAAAAGTTTTTTGCACTAGAAGAGAAAAAATACACTAAATTTATAAGAAGTAGCTACCGAACCAGATTGTCTATTATTTTAGAAACCTACAAGAAAAGTTTTAAAAATAAAATCGAAAAGGGATATACGTTTGAAGAAATTAATAAACACTTTAGCATATACCCCACAGCTACTACGCTTAGAAAAGTTGCTAGTAAATACGAGAAAATAATATTTGATATTCTGTTAGAAAATGAAAGGATTAGAAAAAAAGAAACCCAGACTAAACAAAAATGCTCTAAACAAAAGTGTTATAAATCTGGGTTTTAATTCTTACATTAGCGACCTGAAAAACCATATAAGAATTTAAAGCTTACAAACGTTATCAAATATAATAAATATATATCACTCACACAAATAACCCTAGTTCCTGGGTTAGCAAAAGCTATTCTTAACAAGAAAAAAGTTAAAGATTTCGAGTTCTACTGCTATTTAAAGACACTAGAATACAGCGGCTGTGTGAAAGATTATGAAATGGTTGTCCTTGAAATGGATACCCAACTCTCTGTTAAAACTATCAACAGAAGACTACAAGCTCTTCAAAGCTTAGGATGGATAGACATAAAAGGTCCAAACATCTACCTTAGATCACTGAAAAAAATATGCAAGTCAGTAGACTGCAGATATAACGATAATAAACCAAAGAAAAAAAGACACCAATCAAGTAAAATATATACGATAAAAGAATTACTTAGAGCTGAGTCTCTAAGAGAACACATTTCTGCTCAAGAAACAAAAGCATTAAGAAAAGCAAGCAAGAAGTCAACGAAGTACCTTAATAGCTTTGGGATAAAAGGTCTCAAAGCTTGGTTACTCAATTCTCCAGAAGAATTACAAGAGCATTCGCAGTTTTTTAGAAGCTTAGAGGTAACTGCCTCAAGAGAGAAATGTGCAGAAATTTGGGGTTGCTCCCTTATTGACGCTTCAAGGTCATTAAACGCTCTGGCTCGTCATAGAGTTATCTCTGACAGGAAAAGGGCAGGAATGATATATAAAGGCGACGAGCAGAGAGCTGCTGCTTTGAGAAGAGCATACGATGATCCCACTATCTTTCACAAAAAAGGGAAGATATATAAGAAGTTAAATAATCTAATTACTTTTTTAAAGGTTGATGTAGAAAAACATCAATACGTTCCAGATTCAAAGTTCTACCAAGGAGGTGATGACTACGATTCGAGGTTCCTCTTTAAATTAGATATGATGTATACTTCTTATCTATCTAAGTTTAGTTTGGGGATTAAGTGTTCGTAGTATCACTTCGTTCTAGACTTGTACCATTTTTGTCCAATCGAATAATAGATGAATTAATCTAACTACTACTTCTATACCCTGTTCAAAAAAAACATACTTTAAATATGTTTTGTCATTACAAATAATTAAATTAGTCATTATGAAAACCCAAGCAATTATTTACATTAGAGTATCTACAAACAAACAAGATAACTCATTAGAGATGCAGAGGGATAAATGTGTCCTGTTCTGCAAAGAAAAAGATTATGAGGTAGTTGATATAATTATTGACGAAGACATCTCAGGAGGCTCTAAAATATTCAAAAGACCAGGAGGTTCTGTCCTTAAGGAAAGAATCGACAACAAAGAGATAAACCACGTTGTATCATGGAAGCTTGATCGTATATCCAGAAAAGTAATAGACGGTCTTACTTTTATTGACACACTTAATAAAGAAGGAATAGGAATGTCAATCCTAGACTTAAATGGTGAATCAATAGATACCAATACAGCAACAGGAAAGTTCTTCATATCATTAATGCTATCTCTTAACGAAATGGAAAGAGGTATTATCTCTGAGAGAACGTCTACAATTCTTCAAAACAAAAAAAAGAACTTAGAAGTCTACAGCAGAAAAGCACCTTTTGGATTTAAAAAAAGAGGTAAAAAGCTTATCCCTGTGGAAAAAGATTTGGATAAGGTTAGGAAGGTTATCATGTTGCACCAGACACGCTCTAAGAGGAAGTTATCAATCGACCTAGTGTTAGGCTACAACATTGTAAGTAGAATCATTAGAGATAAGGATTTTTATAAAGACCATATATGAAATTACAAGTAAGTTTGTTCCCTGGTAACTGCGTAATATGTAACCGTAAAATAACCACTATTTTTACGGTTTGCTCTGTGGAGTGTCAAAAAAAGCTAAACGAAAGAGATAAAAAAATAAAAAGTAATAACGAAAATTAAATTAAAATGACGGATATAGATTTATCATTTAAAGGAATAGAGTACACATTTACAGATGTGGAAATAGAAGAAAGCTGCCCTGGGGATTATTACACCCCTCCATACGAAGGTGGTGTGATAGGGTACAATAAAGTTTTAACCTGTTTAAGACCTTTAAGCCCACCAGTTGATGTTACTGAGATGTTTGAGTCACTAACAGATAACGATGATATTTTAGAGCAGCTAAACGAAAGAGTGAAAGATATGTACGATGATTTTTAACTTTATAAAAAATTAAATGATATACGTAAAAGATTATATGCTTGTTGATATTGACCTAAAACAGCATTTGAAAAAAACCATAAAATTAGGAGAAAAAGAAGTAGAGCTTTACATGGATACAATATTCTCCAGAATGGAAGAAGACGGCACAGCTCCTTTAGATCCTTCTTTGATACCTCACAAGGGGACGGTAGTAGGAAAACCAAGAGGACTTAGTAGTGTGGTTAAGAAAGACCAAATAACTCTGGATGAAATAGATGAAGGTGATGTTGTTTACTTTCATCATCATGTGGTGAATTTTGAGAGAAGAACAGAAGACGGTAAGTTTTTCTTTCGGTTCTTCAGGGATATGATTGCTAAGTATGCTACTAGCTCATATTGTAAAATCGTAGACGGAGAGATAATCCCAATACACAAGTGGTCCATTTGTAAGAAGTATAAAAACATATTTCAATCCACCACATTAATAATTCCAGACTACCTTAAGAATAAAAAAACAGAAGATTTATTAGAGGTGGTTGCTCCTTCAAGGTTTATTGCTGATGAAGTTAGTAAGGGTGATGTGATTGTCGTTAAACCTCTGGGTGCTGTTGATCTTAAGATAGAAGGTGAAGATTATGTGGTTATTCATGAAGATGATATTTTTGGTGTTCAGACTTGTTAACGCTAAATGTAAAAAGCGTTTTAATGATTTTTAAATAATGTTATAAACAGTTGAATATTATGGAACAATGGGAAAAGCCTTGCTATGGTACTTTGCGTATTACCAATACTAAAACACTTGAAAAATGGAAGGTTAACGGAGATTATGATAAGTTAATAAAAGAAGGGTATATATACGCAAAGGGTTGTGGGAGGTTTAGAAAGTTTGTATGTAATTGTTCAAAATGCAGAAAAGCGTAATAATATTTTATTGTTTATAACGGTATAAGTAAATACCGTTTTAATGGAATTTAATTAATGTTATAAATTGAAATTACGATTTGATACTACAACCACCAAAAACAATACAAGACTTTGAGAATATTGAGAAATCAATTTTGGAATTAATGGATAATCCGTATACTGATAAACAAATGTATATTAGTTTGAAATGTAGACTAAAAAAGTGTAAGGAAAAAATTGAAGAGTTAAAAAAGGAAAGTAATTTTTGTTTATAACGCCCTTGTAAACGAGCTTGAGCGACTACCGAGGAACGAGGTTGCGTTTACAACCTGTTAATTTTTATAAAAAATATGAGAACATTAATTTTAGATAAAGAAGGAAATGCGGTTATCACAACCAATGATAAGTTTGACAAAATAACTATTATGGTAGGTGAATATTACATCAAAGGATTACACATTCCTTCTAAGCAGTTCTCTATCGAAACAATAGACTCTATTAAAGCAGTCAGGGACTATCTCAACAGTGTAATAACTAAAGGAGAGAAGATTGCACAATTAGAAAAAGAACACAAAAACCTAAGCGAGCAGTACCTTGTAAAAAAGGATGAAAAGCTTTACCAAAAGATAAAACAGATTAAATCTGAATTTATTAAATTGAGAGGTAAAACTGCTAGTAATGGAAAAATACACATATAAGATCGGAAGGTCTTTGGCTATAGAAGAAGGCTACGAAGATGGAGAGCTTACCTGGAGCCAAATGATGCCAATAAACGTCATGCTAGACATACTCCTTTTAGACTTTATGGAGGAACTTTCACAAAATAATTAAATTTATTTTGTCATTACAAAAGTAATGACTTAAATTAGCTTCTTAAACAAAATTCAAATATTTTGGAAGCAAATAACTATATCCTAACCTAATAAAAATCAGCCTAATATATAAATAATTATGAAAAAGAAATCAACAGCATGGATAATCTTATTGCTAATGTTTAACTCTTGTTTATACTACATAGAAAGAGCGTTTCTGTACATAATCAAACTGTTTATAGATGACTCCAAAAGAAGAAGCTAACAATCTTATCAAAGAGGTTATGGAAGTAAAAGGAATAAGCATAAATAAAAAAGAAGCTATTCACTTATCTATATTCTTAACCGACAAAATATTAAATGAGTACGAAAAACGATTTAAAAATATCACTAAGTCTGAAAATGTAGCTAGGGTTGTTTTGTCTACTCACTGGAACAGAGTAAATCTAAACTTAAATAAAATATTAAAAGCCTATACAGATGAAGAAATATAACTTTGCGTATAAACCCCTAGAAAGAACTGGTAGAAAAGAAATAATATCAGTATTAAGAACAGGAGAAATAGACCTGTATTATTTTTACCCTCAGACTAACGAAAAAGAATTTATCAAAACAGTAAAAGTAAAAGACAAACAAAATGACGATGATCATTAATAGATTTTGTCAAAAAACCAAAGAGGTTTTAGTTTAACTTTGCATTTTTAATTTTTAACCAATAAATAATCGCTATGAAAAAGGTGGATTGCATCATCAGAAAAGCTCAATTTGATGAGGTGAAATCGGCTCTATTGGCAGTTAAGGTAACTTTCTTTAGTTATTGGGACTGTACAGGAGTTGGTAACGAGCAGCTCGATAGGAAGTATCGAGGTATTCCATATTCTACTTCTGAAATTCAGAGGAGGTATCTTTCAATCGTCGTTAGTGACGAGTTTTTAGAAAGGACAATTAACGCTATTCTTGATTCTGCCTACACAGGAGAAGTCGGAGATGGTAAAATTTTTGTCAGCGATGTGCAGGAAGCATATCGAATCCGAACCAAAGAAAGAGGTAATCAAACACTTAATTAGAAGAAGAAATGGAAATGTTAACAGTAAATAACCTGTGGATGATGGTCTGTACAGGTTTGGTGTTCTTTATGCACTTAGGATTTAGCTTGTTGGAGATAGGACTGACAAGACAAAAAAATACCATCAACATCCTATTCAAAAATATCTTCATTATTTGTATGGGGCTTTTGGTCTACTACATAGGAGGGTTCAATCTCATGTATCCAGGTTTTGAAGATGGTAGCATGGGAGTTCTTAAGTTTGCAGGTTTCGGAATTGATGCTCCTGTAAATGGAATGACTGCCGATTATGCTGACGGTGGCTACACTTGGTGGACAGACTTTTTGTTCCAAGGTATGTTCGCTGCAACCGCTGCTACAATTGTCTCAGGAGCAGTAGCTGAAAGAATTAAGCTTAGTAGCTTTATGATTTTCAGCGTTATCTATGTAGGGCTTGTATACCCTATAGTAGGTAGCTGGAAGTGGGGTGGTGGATTCCTTGATAATATGGGATTCTATGACTTCGCTGGAAGTACTCTTGTTCACTCTGTTGGTGGATGGGCGGCATTAGTGGCTGTATGGCTACTTGGTGCTAGACTAGGTAAGTTTAAAGAGGGTAAATCTTTTGCTATTCTAGGACACAATATTCCTTTTGCTACGGCAGGAGTATTAATCTTGTGGCTAGGTTGGTTTGGATTTAACGGAGGTTCTGTTTTAAGTGCTGACGCTGCATTAACTTCTTTAACTCTTGTTACCACTTGTCTTGCGGCAGCAGCAGGAGGTTTTGGAGCTGCTATTACATCTTATCTTAAGAATAAGACATTAGACTTAACAATGTTTCTTAACGGAATCTTAGGAGGACTTGTCGCTATTACGGCAGGTGCTGACCAAATGAGTCCAAACGAATCTGTTGTTGTAGGTCTTATTGGAGGTATTATAGTAGTCTTTGCGGTTGCTCTGTTAGACAAACTTAAACTAGATGATCCAGTAGGTGCTATCGCTGTTCACCTTGGATGTGGAATATGGGGAACATTAGCAGTAGGAATCTTCGGAGAATTAGCTAGTGGTAGTCAATTTCTTACACAGCTTATAGGGGTTGCCGTAATCGGAGCTTTCTGTCTAATTAGTTCTTTCTTAATTCTATTTACCATAAAGAAAATTATGGGACTTAGAGTTCCAAAAAGAGAAGAACTTGAAGGACTAGACAGTGCCGAGCATGGCATGAGTGCTTATCCAGATTTCAGATTAAATCAACATTAATAACACAGGGGGCTAATCACCCCCTTAATTTTACAAAAATGAAAAAACTATTTACATTTATATTATTAGCTACTACAATACTATCTTACGGTCAAGATAGCTTGAAGTCAAACCTTTCTTTAGAGGGAAGTGTAGACGTTTATTACAGAAGAAACCTTAGTACAGCAAAAACAGATTTAGCTCCTGCTACATCGTTTGCTAACTTAAACGGTTTCAGTTTGGGTATGTTCAACCTTATTAGTTCTTACGATACAAAGAACACAGGTGTTGTTGCAGACTTAGTTTTTGGACCTAGAGGAGAAGACGCTGTTTTTCTATCTACTGGAAGTTCTAACATCATTAATCAGCTTTATGCTTATTGGGACGTTAGTAAAAGTGTGACCTTGACTATGGGTAACTTTAATACTTTCCTAGGATATGAAGTAATCAGTCCAACAGGGAACTTTAACTACTCTACATCCTATATGTTTAGCTACGGTCCATTCTCCCACTCTGGGTTAAAGGCAGACATTGCTTTGTCTGAAAACTTTACCGCTATGCTTGCTGTTTTAAACGCTACTGATGCAACGGATTTCAACCCGTCTAATTTTAGTACGCTAGGTGCTGTGTTAGCATACAAGAATACGTATTTGAACTTCTTATTAGGAAAACAAGATCCTAGCTCTGAAGCTACTTTTCAAGTTGACTTAACGGGAGGATATAATTTATCAGAAAAATTTTATTTAGGAATAAATTCTACATATAATGACACTGATGGCAACGGTTTTTATGGAGCAGCTTTGTATCCTCAATATTCTTTTGGTAAATTAACCGCAGGTTTAAGAGGTGAGTACTTCGCTGAAGTTGGAGACGGAGTTGGAGCAATTGGAGCAGACGCTAATGTTATAAACTTTACCACTACTTTGGATTATGCAATAGAGAATATGAATCTAAAGTTAGAGTATAGATTAGACAAAGCAAGTGAGCAAGTATTTGAGCAAAAGGATAACCTGTCAAGCATAGTTTTGGCAGCAGTATACTCCTTTTAAAATGTGCTTTTTAGAAGATTATATTGATGATTTAGCAACAGAATCAATCATTGATAGTGAACTAGATTAATTAAGACTCCCTCATTTATTGAGGGGGTTTTTTAAAAAAATAAAAAATGAGCGATGTAATAACTTCTAAAGAGTTGTCTTTAGTCAGACAATTAGGGTACGATGATAATGTAACATACTGCAAGGTCTTTGATTGGTTCAGAAGAAGATGGGGGTATGTTTCTTGGATAGAAAAAACAGGCAGTGAATATTGCTACAAAATATATGCAAGAGGTACTTATCACAGACCAAAAAACACAATAGACACAAAGTATCCATACTGCAAAGGATACGAGGACGCTCAAAAGAAACTATTAGAGGAATTAGTAGTAATAATACAAGAAAAAGAATTATGAAAAAACTAACGGCATTATTTTTAATTATTGGATTTAAAGCATCAGCAATATGCACCTTTGATGTTTACTTGAGAGAGCATAAAAGCTTTGATGGCAAACAAACTAAAATGACTTTTGCAACGGGTGACGAATTGAACAAACTAGGATCTGAATCTTATGAATCAGAAAAGCTATACGCTTATGAGTCTGTAAACGGTGAAGCCACCTGGTACGAAATTACAACTCCTAGTGTTTGCGGTGAAGTTGCTTATATTAATTGTATTAACAAGATGCCGTCAATGTTAGACGCTAAAGACATGTCAGGGAAGGAGTTTAAAATTGTCGTATACAAGTAAATACAAGCGTAGTGGATGCAGAGAAAGCCTTAAAAAAAATTAAAACCGAATGCTGTGACTCAGGTTGGCACGTAGAGGATACAAAGTTCATCTGCGACGAGTGTAAAAAAGATGTCACTATTGAAATTATATTTATGTACCAAGCAACAAACAATTAAATATGCCTATATTCGATTACGTTTGCAAAAAATGCAAAACAGAAGTTAACGACAAGTTAGTTCAGTCTTACAAAACAGAAGTGAAGTGTCCTAAATGTGACACAATTATGAGTAAAAAAATCAGTAAACCCAATCTTGGAAATATGAATAAATATGGAAGCAGCTATTAACAAACACAAGAGGCTATGCACCTCTTTTATGTCCAACGCTATTATAATGTTGGAAAACATTGAAGACCTTAAAGACACCCCAATATGGTCCAGAGAACTAAAGTATTATGGAAATAAATTTCTTTCAGAGCTTGAAAAGAAAACACTTCCCGTAGAACGTTCTATGCACAAAAACGAAAAAGAAGTTAAGGTAGTTCAAGAGATTCAAACAATCTATGAAGAAATCTTTAAAGATATGGCCAACATCAATATTGACCAGTTAATAGATCTTAAGTATTTTGTTAAAGACCTCATCTCAGGAGATGTAATCAAAGTGACGAAAGAAGAGGCTATGAAAATTAAGAAAGTTAATCAAAAATAAAATGAATAAAGATACAAAGTTCCAGATAAGGATAGAGGGAGATGTGATTGTTAAGCTGAAAGAACTAGCAAAACAAAAGAAGGTATCTGTTGCTAAATTAATACGTAAATCAATCAAGAAGACTTATGACCTATAATGAAGACTATCAGAAAGTAGCTGAACGACAAGCTATATTTAAAAAAGATTATGCAACCCATAAAATCACCACACACTTACTAGACACCTGTATTATTGACGGTAAGCATCAGGTTATTATTAAGTGTGAGATACTCAATGGCTCAGGCAAGGTTGTAGCAACAGGAATAGCCTCTGAAAGAGAAGGCACTAACAACATTAACAAAACAAGCTGGGTAGAGAATGCCGAGACCTCTGCGATAGGAAGGGCGTTCAGAGCATTAGGGATTGGTGATAACGAAAACTACGCCTCTAAAGAAGAAGTTAGTAACGCTAAAGAAAAGTTAGGCACTGTTGAGAAGCAAGAAAAAGTTTCTAAAGGAAAATCCCTTACAGAGAAAGCTAAGAAAAACACCAAGAAGTTAGACTTTAGTTTTATTACAGACGACAGAAAAGTATCTGACTTAAAAAAGATAGCTGACGGATTAAAGATGTTCGGTATTACCAAACTACAATTAACTCCTGCTTTTAAAAGATACGACCAAGAGGGTAAATACAAAGACCTAGCAGAGTTTATGGTTACTATGCCTACCGAAGAGCTGAAAACGTTTATTACTGAATATGTTGTCAATAATAAAAAATGAGTTATCTAGTAGCCAACCTACCACAGATACAGTGTTATGTCAGAAGAGAATACCTGTATGATTTTGACGAAGGACATGGAGATTATGAACCATGTTATTGGGTAAGTGTAAAGTCCATATTAGGAAAAGCACTTTACATTGAAGCCTACCTAACTGAATACGGAGCTTTATATGATAAACTACCTATATCAGCTTTTGTCTGGAAAACAGATGTTGATGTTGATACATTTGTTCCACTTGATTACTTGCAAATATGGGATTGTTTTTCGTATAATATAACTGTCATTGAAAAAACGATATTAAAGAATATAGACTGTCAGGTATATATGAAAGATAAAAAGTTCCACAAGGGTTATTATCTATTTACTATTGATAGCTGTCATTCAGAGCCTAATGAATTAAATGTGAGCCTTTCGCAAACACCTAACGAACATAAGTCTTTTAATATTATTAAGATGGATAACGGTCAGTTTGCTGCTCAACCCAACAACAGGGTTCTATTCTATGATCAGTCTTTGACATCAAATAAATTAACTCCGCCAGACTTCAAGGTAAGCACCCATGAGTTCTTCTGTGAGAATGCTCACAAATGGGCTGTAGAAGATGGTTATTTTTATGAGTTTAATAAAAAAGAATAGACAGTGAACTTAATAGATAAAATCCAAAAAGGTAACGATTACTTAATTGACCAATGTGAAGCAAAGCTTAACTCATTAGGAGCGTTAGAGAAAGGAAAATTTACCCCGACAAACCCTAAAGCCTACAATAGATATAAAAAAGAAGCAGAGTTTAGATTAAGGTACGTAGAAGCCGTATCAGAACTGCTTAAACAACATGTACTACTATCAGAAGGGCTGCTAGAGTTTATTAATAAAATAGATAACGAAGGTAATATAGAAGAAGAGGAGATTAATGGTTTAAGAAAGTTTGCAGAAAAATATAAATAATGATTACTAGAGACAAACTTGAATCCCTCTTAGGTAGAGGGTATAGCATAATACCGCTTAAAAAAAATAAAATACCTAACATAAGTTCTTGGCAGAAATACACCAAAGAACTTTACAAACTAGGTGACGACATATCTGAGTTTCAATCTGTAGGACTTGTAACAGGTGAGATAGCAGGTGTTCAGGTTGTAGATGTAGACGCTAAATACTGGATAGGAGAAGGTGACTTTATGGAGCTTTTAGAAGACAGAGTAGAACTATTCTGTCCTGGACTTTGGAAAAAGCTAACTATATCGACAACAAAAAACAAAGGCTTTCACCTCTTATACAAAGTCGAAGGAAAACAAGAAGGAAGTGTTAAACTTGCTCAAAGAGAACCTACTAAAAAGGAAGCTGAAGAAGGCCAAAAAAGGTTAGTGCTTTTAGAAACTAGGTCAGCCAACGCTTATGTTGTTTGCCACCCTTCTGAAGGTTACGAGATAGAACAAGGTAAGCTTCTTAATCTAAAGTTAATTACCCAAAAAGAAAGAGATACTCTTTTTGCTTGTTGTAGAACTTTTGATGAGATTCTACCTCCCGTATTTCAAGAGAAGCCACAAGTTGTATATAACAGCGTAGGGATACCGCCTTGGGATGCTTATAACGACGACAACCACCATTGGAAAATGGTTATGGAAAGTCATGGCTGGGAATTAAAAGACGTTAAGAATGAGAAGATACCAGTTGTAAGACCAGGAAGCAACAGTCCTACATCGGGTAACTTCTCAATAGCACACAACCTATTAAGAGTGTTTAGCACTTCTTCAATATTTGATAGCAATAGATCATATAGTCCTTTTGGGATATACACAGTACTACAATGCGGAGGAGACCCTAAACAAGCTGCTAGGGAGCTTAGAGATATGGGCTACGGAACTAATCCAGAGTCTAAGTATAAAACCAAAGATGAGCCTGTTGATATTGATAATACCCATGAGTTTATTGTAGGTGATGAAGTCAACACTTATATACATGATTTTGCTAGTGGCAAGATACCAATGGGACTATCAACAGGGTATAAAGACTTAGATAGGCATTATAGGTTTAAGGACCAAGCTTTTGATATTATAGGAGGTACAGCAGGTTTAGGTAAAACTACTATCGCTTGTTTTCTTTTTGCTCTAGCTAATGCCCTTCATGGTAAGCGTGTCATCATATACAGCACCGAGAACCCTGCATGGGAACTTAAGGTATTTGTTCTTGAGTTTTTGTATGGTGAAAAGGTTAAGGATATACCCAAACAACACATAGACAAAGGATTGAAATACCTTGACAAAAACTTTGCTTTTATAGAAACAGAAGACATGTTAAGCTACCTAGATATTCTTAGTATGGTTGAAAAGATAGAGGCTAAAAAAGGTAAGTTTGATTATCTGTTTATAGACCCTTGGAACGCTTTAACTGTAGATTATACAGAGGTAGACAGAAAGCTTAATACATACCAATACACACTTCAGGTGGCTACCAAGCTACAGAAGTGGTGTAAGCATAAGAATATGTCTTTATACATAGGTATGCACTCCAATACAGAGTCAGCACGAAGAGTTCATCAGTCAGGAGATTTAAAAGGTAATCCTTCTCCGTTGAATGCTGCTGACCTTGCAGATGGTGTAGTGTGGGAAAACAAATGCACCCACATGTTATTAGTTCATAGATACAAGTTTGTTGAGGAATTAAGAAACCAAACACAGATAGCTGTTAAAAAAGTAAAGTCAAAACATACTGGTGGTTTAGAAACTCCAATGGACAGTCCTGTACTCCTGAATATGGGTAGAGGAAAGTATAGAGATTTTTTTAGTTTTTATGATTCTGACAACGAAAGTCCTTTGCGAGGATGGTTTAAAAAGACTATCTTAGGAGAGAAATTTGTCAGTACGGAAGATGAAAAGCCAAGCTTTGATGATTACGTATTTGAACAGCAAGAAACCTCTGAAGCAGAGGACATTAACAACTACAACAAGGGGACGGTTTTTAAAGGCAGCAGACCTGCCGAAGAGCCTCCTTATTAATTAGTAAACAATTAAATTTTATATATTATGGGACTAGGAAGAGATAATGCTCCGAAGACTTATTTAAAGCTAAACACTAAAGAAGAAAAGCCAGTGTTTAAGGTTTATCAGAAGAACGCTGAAACAGGAAAGTATCAGCACACACAAAACGAAACATTTGTTAGTGGCTATTTTAAATCTATTAACTTTCAGGTTAATGAATATAAAGGCGACAAAACAGAAGTTTTTAATCTTACCATTACCGATGACGGTATGGACTATGTTATTGAGTCATCACTAAGTATGGTGGGTAGAGGTATTCTTAATACACTTTGCTCTTACACTGAGTTAGGATTGATTAAGATTTCATTAGCAACAAGATCTAAAGACGGTAAATCATTTCCAACAGCTTACCTAACAATAAACGGAGATGACAGACCTAAGTGGAAACTTAGTATCGAAGAGCAAATGGATTTGACTAAGATAACAAAGCTTAGAGATAGAACAGACTATGACCGTTTCGAGCTTCATCAAAAGCTTAAAGAAATGTGTTCTAATTTAAAGCCTGCTGAGGACAATATACTTAACACCGTTTCTCCTGAGCTACAACAAGCAGCGGAACAAGTAGATGGTTATTTAAAATCTCAGACTTTAGAAACAAAACAAGAACAGCCTTCGTATGAGGAGGATGACGATTTACCCTTTTAATGATTTCACGTAGTAGTTACAAAGAAGCCTTAATTCAAAACGGGAGTAGGTGAAGCCCGTTTCTTTAATCTACAATTAATATGTCAACAACATTGGAAATAAATAAAATAGATTTATCATCAGATAATCTTGGGTGTAACCTACCAGAGGAAATCGCACACTTAGAAGAATACGCTAAGTACGCTAAACAAATAAAAGAAGATGTATACGGTTTTTTTATCCCTCAGTTTATTGAGGGTAAAAGAAATGAAGATTGGTATTCGTTCAGAAAGAACACAATAGGTTCATCAGAGATAGCTACGATTATAGACATGGATGAGTATGGTGATGCTGTAAAGCTTTTTAGAAGTAAGATAGATTACGACATACCTCCTTTTGCAACAAAGTTTACTGTAAACGGATTGCATTTTGAAGAGAAAATATCAGACCTATGGGAGTTCTACGATGGAACTGAAACAGGTTGGGTAGATAACTGGACGCAAGCAAAAAAGATTAGAACTAAAGTTCCTATCCCTTGTTACGCTGTAAACATCAACTATCCGCATTTATCAGCTTCCTTAGACTTCTTTATTCCAGGAGGACAGGTTTCACCTTTTACAGGTGAGGTAGTCGAGTCAGACGCTTCTCTAGAAATAAAGATGGTTTCTCAGTTCGCAGCAGAGAAGTATGAACTAGGAATACCACACAGGTACGTAGTTCAAACAAACCTTCAAATGATAGTGTTAGGTATTACATACTCTGAACTTGCATACCTAGTAGCAGGTGTGGACTTTAATGTATTACCCTTAGATATGGACCTAGAATTATGTCAAGAGATTATTGTAAGGTCTTATGAGTTCTGGAATCGTGTGACTATGGCTAGAGATATATACAACTCCGAAGGTGAAGAGTTGGATATAGACAAGCAGATAACAGATATAGAGCCAGAGCCTTCAGGAAACGAAGCTTATATTGAGTTTTACAAAGACAAGTATAAAACATCTTATGAGGACACACTTAGGGCAGGAGAAGACGAAGAATGGGATATAGCTGTGCAATACAAAACCTGTACTGATAAAATTGCTGAACTTGAAAAAACCAAAGAAAAGCTTAAGCAGAAAATACTAGCCTTCTCTAAATACGAAGAGGTAATCTCTTTTGGAGATAACGGGAGAATACTTAATAAACGCCCCGAAGGAAAAAGAGCTACTTTTAGAGTTAATATTAAAAATTACAAAGAGGGGTAACACCCTCTTTTTATACAGTTAGCTATGAGTAAAATTTTACATTTAAAAAAAGGAGATGTCTTTACCTACAAAGGAGAAGAATACGAAGTGTGTAAGATTGATGAAGCATTTGTTACTTGTAAAAACACCTCTCCTGATGGTTACACATTTTATATACATAAATCAGTAGAGATAAAAGACGAGCATTTTAAATCTAATCCTGACCATAAAAAGAACATGTTTTAATGAGTAGAAAAAAAACAGGAGAATGGGAAATGTTTATGGAGATATGGAAAGAACGAAAACATGTATGCGCTAACTGTGGTAAAAAGCTAGGAAACAAACCTCAACCAATATTCTTTTCTCATATACTAACCAAAGGAAGAACACCTGAGCTTAGATTAAACAAAGACAATATAGAGCTTCTATGTCCAGAACACCACATGGAATGGGAAACAGGAGATCTAGAAACTAAAAGAAACTTTACTTGGTCCAAAACAAAAAAGCAAATAGTCAGAGAACATAACTACTTGCTTTACTGTAAATTATTTGGTGACGATTAATTCTGATTCATCCCTCCATAAAAGAACGCTATAATAGAAGCTACTATATTACCAAGTATAAACCCTTCTAGAGTATCTACTAAATGTGTGTTACCTTCTGGAACAACTATGAAAAAAGAAAATATCATAAAGGTAGCTCCAACAACACTCCAAAAAGCAGCTAAATAATAAATAAAGTTTCTAGCAAGCTTTCCATTTTGTTTTAAAGATTCTTTCTGCATATCTCTAGCAGACTTCCTATCTTCCATCATTAATCTCTCATGCTCTACCTCAAACTCTTTAATCTTTAATTGGAACTCTTCTGACAGAGCTTTACCTTCTTCTGATAAGTCAGTACCCAATACATCTCCAATCTCTTTTATAACGCCTTTAAAATTACCTGTGGCGGCATTAATAGCTAACTGACCCACATCTTTACCTTTAGTGGCTAAAAATCCCTTAGCTTTCTTTAAAAATCCATTAAACTTTTTCATGACTCTGGTTTTATTATTTCAACATGAGGAGCATCTAAAAACGATTGGTCAAACTTTAATATACCGTCCATATCCCAATTCACTCCCGTTCTTATTATATGAGATATAACACCCCTTGAATATAAGTCTTTTGCACACTGTTCTATTACAGTGGAGATATATACTAAGTGTGTCATGTCGTAGCTCAAGTTTTTGCCGTTGTGAAAAGCATACGCACAGAAATCTACAGCCCTTGAATAATTATACACAGGATGATCCTGAATAGTTATGTGCTTTGCAACCCTACACAACTCCTCCTCAGACCTATATTTATCTGGGTTTATTTTACTTAAACCGTCTTTATAATACCTTCTTTGACTAGCTACATCTCTAGCTCCCTCTACTAAAACAATATCAACAGAGGTTCTCTGGATAGCTAAATTCATTGTTAATTGTAAATCAGGATGAAGTGTTTTTAAAACACCTATACTCCTTTTGCTCCATTCATATTTCATTTGACCAAGCTATTGCTTTTTTTATGTTAGTGAAAAACTTAATTTTTATTCCTTTTGTCTTGATAATACAGATCAAATAATTCACCATGACACAAGTTAAGATATAAAAAAATCTCTTAATGTTATTTTTAGTAAAGTTCACTAAGGCAATAGAATACACACCCTCTAAAGACTCATCTTTAGCAAAGGAAGAAACATCTAAGTCTTTAGTCTTTACATAAGACCAGTTTACTATTACCACAAACTTTGTTATGTTGTGCCTGCTTTGATAAATGTTTTTTAACCTGACTATCCTACTAGCAAAATTATCGTCTATAACTATATTCTTACCACATGTAAAAACACAAGTATCCCCAATAACTCTATAATCTAAAATACTTCTATTCAAAATAAAACTTTAAAAACTCGTCTATGAATTTTGATATTTTAATAGAGACTGTAATTAAAATCATACAGATAATAATCATAAAACTAATTAGTTTCATGGCTCTATACCTGTGGACATATAATATAAATAATATGGCTTTCGTCATAGACGGTGTGTCTACAACATTTTTTATTTTTTGTTACTTTTTTGCTTAAAAATTTTATAAACAAATTGACCTATTGTAATAGATGAGGTGATTATAGAAAGGAAAGTTAGTACTAATACAGATATTTTACTTGTTGCATCTATGCCTGATTCGGCAGCAGGAGTTACTATAATCTTTAGATAATCTAATGAAGGAATGCTGTCTTTTATCGTTTCTACATTTTGACTTAAACATCCCCACCCGAAAAAAGAAAAAATAGTATTTATAAAAATACCAAAATTAGTGTTCTCCATTATATTTTCATTTCGCATAAAGATAGAAAAATAAAATCTTTTGCTTTTTACAACGTAAGACACAGCTTAAAGTTAAATCTAATCTTCAGGCTGCTTGCTTTCATCTACAAAAAGCTTATCCAATATACCTAATGCTTTATTATACGATAAAACCTCATGTCTAGAAAAAGCACCTCTTTGGGTAGCAGCATCTAAAAGCTTTATTATATGAATATAAGCGTTGTTCTGTTCTGTTAATTCTTCCATTTTAATTATATTTTAATTTTTTTTAATATCTCATACAGCCTTATAAGACTATCAGTAGAAGTTCCTGGCTTCTTCTGTATATATTTGTTTTTCATTCTTAAAAAGAATCCACCAAGCCTTACTCCTGCATAGTTGCGTTTAGCTTTATCTTTTAAGATCTTTTGAAGTTTGTAAAAAACATAATCATCATACTTGTTTCCACCGTACACTCTATAACCCCAATCGTGTAAAAAAGCATCCACGCTAGGATGAGTCTTATCTTGGATAAACGTAGCGCCATCATAACCCTTCTCTCTCCAAAACTTGCTCTGCCAAGCCTCCTCAAAAGCAGGCATTACAAAATTAAGATTGTTCTCCTGTATCTGCCTTATTAAAGCAGTTCTTATCTCTTCCTCTGTGAGGTATGGGTATATGTTTCCGAAATACATT